CCGATAGTCTTAGAAAAGACAGGGATATTGTAAACCAATATCGAAATAGAGAACCCGCAACTGATGCAGAACGATTAGCTTTGATAAACTCCGTAGGCAATCTTGCAGCTTTCTTGTTAGCCCGTTATGCACAAAAAGACGACAATAAAATTTCTAACGATGACGTTAAGAATATGAAAAAATCTATTGGTTTAGATGAGATGATAACAAGCTTAGATCAAGTAAAAGCAAAACTAGGATATTACATTGATAAATCCCAAAGAGACATGCTAGAGCTTGAGGGCTATAGCCCCCAGAGAAACCCAAGGGGCAACAGAAAAGCGTTCCAACACGCGAGACTTTGGGAGGCTATGATGTCTTCTACAAGGACCATAAATCCTAACACTGGAAACAAAATACTATCTGTAGAGGAGAGAGTAAGACGAGAGCGGATGCAAGTTACTACAACTCGTTTTAATAATATGATAGGCGCACTGCCTCCAAATGCTAATCTAGTGGAGATTAGAAATCCACAGATAGCAGAGATGTTAAGAAAAATTAATACGGGACTAGGAAAAGATCTTGAATTTGATGTGCCACTTGGAAAGCCAGAAGAAGCAATAAGGCAAGAACCTCTCGAAACAAATAAACTAAGAGACGCTTTTGCCGCTAAGGGACGTTTAAGAGAAGATATATATGTTTCTTCTGTCAAAGTAAAAAATGAACCCGATAAATTTGTTGTATTTGATTTAAAAAGGAACCCTCAAGATGGAAAGTCCCGAGCTGGGATAGTTGTTGTTGCAGAGAATATGGAACAACTCTATGAAAAATTATCGCAAAAAGCTTTTCCCAGAGGTAGAACTCGTTTGATTTATGAAGAGGATGCTGCTGCAAATCCTGCGCCAAGTGTTAATACCCCTGCAACAGGTGGCGGCAATCGCGTATCGGCTAGACAACAGGCAAGAAAGAATAGACAAAATCGAGGAAATAATTAACATGCCTACACTAGATCAGCTATTTCCCACCACTCCCACAATGGGAACAGAAACTGAACCGCAACCAGCCCCTGATCAACAGCAGGATCAGGGACCGGACAGGCTAGCTGTGTTTGTTGAAGCCGAAGCTGAAAGACAACGTACCATTCAGCGGTTGGCAGAAGCAGGTAGGTATGGCACAGAAATTCAGCAAGCAGAGCGTATTAAAGCTACAACTCCTGCCCTTATTAAACAGGCTAAAGAGCAGGGTTTTAGCCCTGAGATGATAGCAGACTTGCAAAAGAAGGCTGACGTAGCTCAACAACAGTTTGTTCCAAGTCAACAAAGGGCATCTGTAAAAGATTTTGAGTTTACGGATGAGAATCGAAATATTCTTGGTCAAACCATAGAGATAGCAAAAGACATTCAGACATCATTGACGGAGGAGTATAAACAAAGACACAGAGGCGCTGTCCCTCCGGCAGCTACTCAAGAGCGCATCAAAGCGATATCTGAAAACTTAGCCGTTAAAATCAGAAAAGACCCAACGTACACCGCTATTGTCAGAGAGGCATACGCGGGTGTTAAGCTCATTGCGGACGTGGCAATGGTAGGTGCCTCTGGCATATACAACAGCGGAAAGCTGTTGACCTACGTTGCAAACAGTGTGGAGGATTTAGCTACGGCTTCTAAAGAAACTATGTATGATAGATCAGGTAAAGAGCTTCTTGCCGAACTTACTAAAACTTATATGGACATTCATGACAGTGTTGTTCCAGACAGCTTTAGTAATGCCAGAGTAACACAAATGTTGTTTAGAGAGTTTGAGGGAGTAGACTTACCTGAACATGTAGCAAATAAACTTGTTGACATAAACAGAGAATCAGCGGGAGCAGGGGCTAGGCTGGGTCAATTCTTTGCCGGGTCTATTGGTATCAACGGTGCTTTAACTGCAACAAGAAAGATTGGTGGTAGAGTTGCACAAAAGCAGCTAGAAAAATACTACAAAGACACATGGTCTGTGGCCCAAGCTGCAGAGACAGGTCAGAAAGCAGTCCCACTAAAATCTCTGGACAAAGCGTCCTACGCTAAATTGGTTGATGATTTTGTGGACGAAACTACGGGAGTGGGCTACAGGTTTAAAGCGTCTGGAGAGAGCTTCTTACAGGTATCTCCATACCTGCGTGACATAGCAAGAATACCGCTATCACCTTTTGGAAAAGCTGTAAAGAGGGGGCAGCTAAGAGAGGCTGCATATCAGCAAGAAGCAAAACGTGCAAAAGAGGTGGCAAGAAGGATTGGCCGTAGGGCTAACCTCAATCCTCTAGCTGCGCGTATCAATATCTACAAACAACAACAAAAGAAAGTAAACGACCTATATAGAAAACAAAACCAAGTGTATGCAAATGGAGATTACAAGGGAGCAGCAAAGCTCCATGAACAAATAGCCTCTGCAGAAGCCAAAGCATTTGGGTACAAAACAGGGCTAGTAACTCCTGCAACACAAAACATGGTCCTGTCTGAGATTGGTGCCTACGTAGGCTTTGAAACCGCCAATCAGTTTGATGCAGAAGGTGTTCTGCCATTTCTTATGATATTGGGTGGTGCTTTCATGGGGCCTTCCGCAATACCGTTTGGCATTGAAAAGACTAGAGAGTACGTTGGTAGAGCGATTATTAGGGCAACTAGAAGTGGCACCCTATTTAAAGAAATAAATAAAAACTTTGACCTTGCAGATATTGAGAGGGCGCTTGTTGGAAAGACTGCAGCTAAGTTCTTTTATACAGATGCAGAGGGAAAGAGAAAATTTGCATCTCCACAACAGAGGCAGTTTTTAGAAACTTTAAGAAACACGCTAGACAAGCACGGAATGTCAGATCAAGTGGCTACTCGCATGGCCCGTCTCGGTCAACTTCAAGATGATCTTGCAAAGCTTGGTGTAGACCAAGAGAAGTTTCAACTAACCATTGATCAGCTTACAGGGCTAACCCCTCTCATTGCATTGCGCGAGACTGCAAAAGCTAAAAAATCTTTGACTAATGCGTTTGGGCGTCTGCGAGTAGATGAATTAGTAAATCAAGTAGAAATAGTTAAGTTAGAAGCAGAAGCTATAATGCAGATACGTAAAGCGTTAGATGATCTTTTGCCAGAAGATTTGCCTGAAGGTGAAGTCTCTGCTCTAGTCGATCAGTTTAGGACAGGTGCTGCGGCTCTTGTTGAAGATAGGTTTGTGTTTATTCGTGAAGATATTAGAGCGATGAAAGGTCTTATAGCAAACCTCCAGAACAAGGACAGGAGCGTCCCAGCGTTGCTACGAGGTGACGTAGATGATGAAGATGTTCTTACAAAACTGTCAGACTTGGAGAGTAAATTAACCAGTAATTTAGCAAAAGTAGATGCTCGTATTGGTGGAGGAAGAAATGAAAGACTAATTCCTGCGCTAGACCAAGCTGCGGACGATACCAGAGCAGTTGCTGGAGCCGTAGAAGAGGCTACAGAAGCTACAGGTAGAGTTCTTAAACATAACTTTAAAGAAGAAAAACCTCAAGAACCTCTTTTAAAACTAATTTCTTTAGCAAGACGTTTTAAGGAGACTGTTGATGCGGATTACAAAGCAAGGTTCACTAGATTTTTTCAAGAAGTTCAAGATGTAAAAGGCACAGACCCCTCCATAGCTGATAAACTCTACGACATCGTAGATAGAGATTATAGTTTAGCTGAGATTTTAGCAGGAGGCACTGCAAAAACAAGTGACATTGGCAGGTTAGTGCAGGTTACAGAAGAGTTTTATCAAAAAGCTATTATTGATTATGCTAGAAAGAATAATTTTGATCCAGATGAAGTTGCTGATCAAGTAAGAGAGGCAGGAGGATTTTATAGATACTACAAAGAATTAGAAGCAGACGGTAATACTCTTCCAGCCGTAGAAATACCCGTAGAAGATTTAGACTATATTCGTAGGGGTATAAATCGTATGCGCGGGAGAATAGATGATCGACAGGCAGAACCGTATAAAGAACTTGGAGATGCTATAGATAATGATATAGACGCCGCTCTGAATAGGTATGATTTAGAAAAACAAGGTGTTACAGTTAAAGACATTAAAGCTCCTGTAAGAGAGGGTACGGCAGCAAGGTTTGCTGAGTTGCGTAAAGGCTATCTAGAAGATGTTATAGCCCGTGCAGATACTAGGCTTGGTAGGTTGCTAGATAAGAACAGACATTATAGTGAAAAGCCTAATCTTGTCCCTGCAGACTTTAACTTTTTAAAGCTTGATGATGCTATAAAAAATGAAGCAAAGGCCCTTGAAGTTTTTGAAGAACTTAGCAGATTTTTTGGTGGCCCCATACGAGAGGGAGAAGCTGTTGTTCGGCGGGAGTTAAATCCTGAAACCACTTTTCAGCTACGCACACTTGATCCTAAAACTGGAGAGGAGGCCGTATCTAATTATCAGGTAGGCGCTGAACTTAGAGAAATCCTTGTTGATATGCAAAAAGAGTCTTTGGGCAGATTACCGGTATTTAGAGGTGTTAGAGTAGATGAGGGAGACATTGGAACAGCCGCAAGGCAAATAGGTGAGGAGACTCCTACAGTTGCAGCGTCACTTCAAGAAGCTAGAATATCTACAATTTTTAACGGTCTGTTAGACCCCACGGATGATGCTCTTACTAGAAGTTTGAGAGACGCCGCAGAGAATAATAAAACTCTGTCCAACAAAATTATAGAACAAAAACAAACTTTCGTGACAATCAGAGATGAGTTTTTAGATCAATTCAGAAGGTACGAGAATATAGAGAGAATGATTGACCAAACTCTTGCACGAAGGGTTGCTGGTGTTCGCTCTGTTGATGAGTTGGCTGATGAGCTTTTGCGGCCCACTAGCGCAGAGATTGGTAACATAAGAACTTTGATAGATGGATTATCTGAAACAGTCGAAGGTGTTAGTAGGGATGAAGTTCTTGAGGTGCTAAGAGATGCAGTCTCAAAAAGACTGAAGAGACAGATATTCTCTGGTGATACGGCTATTGACCCAGAGGGTAATGTAGCAAGGGGCTTTGATTATACAGAGTTTAGCAGGCTCATAGATGAATCTGCAGAAAATTTAAAAGTGATATTTGATGACAAACACCTTGAAGATTTAAAAGGAGTAGCAGACATTATGTCTGTTATACTTGCAAAGGTAGATGCACCATCAGGTGTAGGAACTTACCAGATAAAAACTCTTAGCCCATCTAGTATCATGAGTAGGATATATGCAGTTAGCCGTGGTGTCGTATCTTTTAGATATGTAGCATCTGAAGCGGCTCTGCTTATTTATGGAAGAAACAGGCAGGACGAGTTGATCTCTATGATGAATGACCCTGCACTAGCTGACATATTCTTTAAGGTTCTGACATCTCGTAGGCCCCTTCCGGCAAACGAGACAAAACCTCAAATGTTTTTGAGGGCGCTTGCAAGGGCGTCTGCATACGAAGAAACCCAAGGAGATTTATAAATGGAACTAATTATTACTATCATCGTGCTAGCCCTTGCGGTGTTTGGAGGCTTCTCCATTCTCGCAGCTATCACGCCCAACGAATCTGACAATAAAAAGGTACAGGCCATTCTTAGCACTATCAATGGTCTGGGAATGAACATTCTAAAGGCTAAAAATCAGATTCTTAAATGATCATAAAAATACAGCCAGTGGTTTTGAGAGTGTACTACTGGATGCCAGACTACAACAATATACTGCAAGAATTTATGTGGCAGCTAAACGATGTCGTACCTGAGTATCCAAGAGTGCATAGATTTCTTAACCACTGGCATGACAACATAGAGGCCGTGATTGAAACGGTAGAGGTGTCACATGGGAGAACAAAAGAAGCTGCAGCCAGACAGCGAGTACAACGCTCTGGACCTAGACAATGATGGCGTAGTGAGTGACAATGAGCTAGCCGTGATGGAAGCTCTAGAAAAAAAAGAAAAGATGGAAGCGCAGAAGAAGATGGCTTGGGTAGCTATGGTATCCATGATAGTCTTCACTGCGCTAGTGTTTCTACCTATCTTTCCCGATGCAAGGATCAAAGCACTTTCCGATCTGTTTGGGCTTTTCTACATTGGACAGGCAGGTGTGGTTGGAGCGTACATGGGAATGACCGCATACATGAGTGCTAAGAAGTGATTAAAATATACATACTAATAGTGGTGCTTGGATTAGTCGGTGGTGTTGGCTACGGCGGATACTACTTCTACAAGGATACTCAGGAGCGCATACAGACTCTCACTGAGAACAATGCCAAGCTAGAGACTGCAAAGCAACTGCAGGATGATACTATCAACGCTATGATTGAGGATCGTCAGAAGTTTGAAGAACTGAACAACGATCTGCAGAAAAAACTACAGGCGGCTAATGATTACAGAGACACGCTAATAGGTAAGCTACGCAAGCACAACCTATTAGTCCTTAGTTTGAAAAAGCCACAGCTTGTAGAGAAGAAGATAAACAATGGAACAAAGAAACTATTCGAATCTTTTGAAGCTATTTCTGGTGCTATTGCTCCTCCCCCTAGTGGCGACGGGGTGCAGCAGCTTCCAGAAAGTTCTGCCCCTAGAAGTAAAAACGATTGAGGTAGAAAGAAAGATTCCTGCACAGGCTAGACCAAAGAGTGTTAGCCTGAACGACATATATTTCTATGTAGTTACAGACAGGAACTTTGATACTTTCAAAAAGAAATTTGAGAAAGAGAATGGCGACTTAGTATTTTACGCTGTGAGTGTGCGAGACTACGAAACTCTCGCGCTCAACATGGCGGAACTAAAAAGATATATACAACAACAGCAAGAACTCATAGTCTACTATGAGAAAGCAATTAAACCAAAAGAGAAGAAAGAGCCGCCTAAAAAATAAAGCTTTTTAAATCTTCGTACTGTCTATCACTATAGTCTCGTAGGTATTCCACCAGCGAGACTATTTTTTTTGTGTTTTCAAAGTCCGGGTTCCAACCATCAAACGCTTCTTCTATATCTTTTTTTGATGGAGGCCCCTCAAAATCAATCGCTACGTTGCCGTCCTGTGTCAGAGACACTGACATCTTGTACAGCAGAGCGTCACGTTTAGTTGACATTATAACTCTCTAAGTCTTGTATTGGCAGATTGTAACAGTCTGCTCTAAACACAAACCCGTTACTAGGGTCATGCTCTCCCTTCTTATGTTCTGTGGCTCTACGAAAAAAATCTTTTTTACCTATGTATCCTAAGTACCAGCCAACAGACAAATCATACTTTATTCGCACAAAGGCGTAACCGTCACAGTCCTGCTTAGTATTGAACTTAGCAACTGAGCAGGAGTAATAGGGTAGTGGGGGAGATGAAGTTCTCTTAGTCTTCACATCAACTCTTGTGCCGTCATCAAGAACAATATCGTAATCAAAGGTGTTTGATGCCTTACCACCCAGAACGCTTACGACTATCATCTCCCCAAGATATCCAGAGTGAGAACCGTTTCCACGTAGTATAGAGTTTCTCAACTCGCCTAACATGAACGCTTTGTGATCCGCTTTTTTGCGCATCTCCTCAGTTATCTGGATTTCTTTTATCAAAGTTATACCCCTATATCCACAACCTCACAAACTTCGCCTGTGCAGCTTAGTTCTTGAGAACCTGTTGTGGTATCCTCTACTTCAATTTCTTTTAGCCCTTCCCAATTAATCGTGTCGGGCATCTTCTTTACTAAACTCTCATACTCTTCTTTACTACAGTCAGTGTACGGTGCCTGTTGGTATGTGTGATCCGAGTGAGGCAGGAACGATACACCAGAGATGTGGTCAAAGTTCTTGTACACCCAATCACCAACCTCAAGCCATTCATGCTCTTTAACAGAGATAGTGATGGAGGGTTTGTGTTCGCACCAGTTTTCTGCGTATGTCTTCCACAACTCTAGATGCTCCACTGCGGTTAGGCTATCACGAGTCAGTGCGCCTTTTGGTGACTGCACGGGAAAAGAAAACACGGTCATGTTATCTTCGTTACCGATTGCAGGTTCTGCAGGAATACCAGACTGTATCATGAACTGTGTCAGCGGGTCTTTGTTATCACCACGGACAGTGCGAATGTAGTACTCGCTGTGCCGAGGGTGAATGCCAGACGCACTATCGACTAATTGGGATACTGTGCCTGATGGCTTTACACATGTGATAGCCGTAGATTGATTTATACCAATTTTCTTAGCCAGCTTTTCATTTGTCTTTACAGCTATCTGCCTGAAACCAACCAACATGTCTGTAAGCATACAGTTATTAGTCGATAGCATTTCATTGTCTAGTATGCCTGTAAGACTAACTCCTAACAGCCTTTCTTCTTCCGTGTTCTGCTTCCATATCTTTCTTAGATACTTAAAGTCAGTGAGGCAGGACTGATAGGTGCCAAGCTGTGTAGCCCATTCAATCTTCTTAGTGAGGCTGGTCACTGTATCTTCTGCTCTAACAACAACTTCTGTAAGATTACAAAACTGGTAAGGACGTAGAATGATTTCAGAACAGGGGTTAGTTCCAAACTCATGATCAGAATCGCGACGGCCAATACTCGCCACTTTATTTTGTGCAGATTCACGGTTAAAGATACCTCTCTCTCCAGACTTTGACTCATACAACGAGTACCACTCTTTTAAGAACGTGTTCATGTCAGGTCGCTCTGAGTAAACTGCAGAGTTATTTGCTAGCCCACGGTGCGGGTAATCTCTAAACCACTCACCCGACTTAGCAACCCGCATTCTGTTTGAGTTAAGATCAGATAGAGAGATTAGTGCTGACCTACGCACACCACCTACAACAATTACACTAGCTATTTTGCACACAAGATCGTGACATTCTAGCGGTGATAGCTGCCTACCCGCAGCATTTTTAAACAGATTTACTGTAAATTTAAGAAGATCATCAAGAGGCGCTGGACCGGACGATCTACCCCCAAACGTCTTTAAACGCGCTCCAGCGGGGCGTAGACGCGATAAATCCCATTTTGGCACCTGACCAGCGTAGAGACACGCAATCAACTCACGGAGGCCCCTAGCCCATCCTGCCTTACTATCCTGTACAACGATGGTTGTTTCAGTCTCTTCAAAGTGTTCGTTCACCGTTGGCAAGTTTCCGGTGTACTGCCTCTCTGCAGAGAAGCCTACACCAGTGCCGCACATGAGAACATACAGTATCTCATCAAACGCACGGGGTGAGTCTACAGGAATGTATGAGCAGTTGTAGCCAGCAGTGTTATCACGTTCTAGTGCTAACCCTGAAGTCATCAAAGCTCTCATAGAGGGCATCACCTGAAGGCTAAGAACAGCCTCTTCAAGTTCTTTTCTGTTGGGGATTGTGTGTCCATACTTGTCCTTCATGGTGTGTTGCATGAACTCAAAGTATCGCTCCACAGTCTCTGCCCAAGTTTCACGCCTATTTCCAAGCCAACGTGCATAACGTGACAGATGAATAAACTCTTGGTAGTCCGTTGGAAAGTAATTATTCTTCATTGGTTTTTTGTTCCTTGATTAGTTTTTCTAGATACCACTGAGACTTCATCAAATCTTTTAGTGGCATCCCCTTGTGTTTGTACCGGCATACATACTTCAGTATGTTACCTTTAAGATATCCGCTAAACTCTTCCTCTGTAAGAGACTCTTTGATCATATCAATAGTCTCCATGCTGCCCTGTGTGTAGTGCTGTGGGCTGTTTACAGCGGCGATTAGCTCTGCTTTATACTTCTTTTCGTCTGGCATCAGTTGTCCTCGCTGAACTTTACCTTGATAATGTTATCGTACACATCTTCAATTATCAGCTTATTGCTGTCTTGTTCTTTCTGCTTTGACTTCTCAACTATCTGCTCCATTGTAGCCTCATGCCCTAGCTGCATGAGATAGTCATAGTCTGTCTCAAGAAGACTAAGCCTTCTTC